GTTTTTACTTCAAAATTACGACGTTGCCATTGATGACGCTGCTCTAAGAATTTAAAAACAGGATCATCAGTAGGTTTCTTGGCTACTTTAGACAAATATGAAAAGAATGGAGACTGTTTAGGAGCGAGTTCTGACACTTTTTCCCCGAAATTGTACAATCGTCTGGAATGATCAATCGAGGATGACTGCATACCGCCACCAGCGGTTATACTATATTGATTTGCCATCTTTAACTCCTATTAGTTTTAACTCCAAGGGTTCTGTTTATTATAGTCAGTTATCATACTATCTATAATCTTATCTTCTACAGAGCCCTCATTCTGTCTCGTTTGAGAAGGCATAACTCCCATCGAAGCAGGTATTTGCTGTGCCCTCTTAACCTGTTGAAACTCACCAGAGGGTGAATTCGTAGGTTGCTGAGGGGAGTCATAGCCCCTATCCGATGCATATAATTTCCAAAGGTTGTCAAGACTGATAGAACTCGGATCAGACATAACTCTTACGAAATCTTCGGCAACCTGTGAATCAACCTTATATTGATCCATAATTTGACCTCTTATTCCGTTCAATTGCTCTGCCTGCTTTTGTTCAGCGTCACGACGCTGTATATCATCTTGACGATCCCTGCGTAACTTTCCTCTCTCATCTTCCATCATAGCCATTTGGTACTCGAACTGTAAGTTCTTGTGTTCATCCATTTGGTCACGCCAAACCTGCTCACTTTGAACAAATCTAGCACTTTCAGATGAGGGGTCGGATAACGCCTCGTCCATTGAGAAATTATAAGGTTTCTGCGGCTTCTCGGGTGGAGCTGGAAATTCTGGCTCAGGGGCCGCCTCAGGTTCTTCCTGCTGTTGTTGAACTTGAGGTTGTGCAGCCAATGTATTAAATTGGGTTTGCAACTGATCACGCTCATTACGCAGTTTATCTGCCTGGGACTGCCAGTACTGATACCGTACTTCTTCGTTACCTGGATTAACTTCTACAGAAGGTTCTACCTGAGATTCTGACTCTGTACTAGAGTTCTCAACAATTGCTTGTTCAGTTTCATCTGGGAAGGCTTCTGATACGCTACCCTTCTCTCCACCAAAAATGACATCATCGACCAAAGAGCTCTCCTCTGTCTGTAGATCAACACTGTGAACTTCAGGTGGAGGGGAGGTAGTCAATTGTTCTAGTTCTGCCATAATAGTCTCCTATTTTTTAGACTGCTTCTTCTTAGGGCTTGAAGAAGGTGAGCCTGGTTTAGAGGAAGCTTCCGCTACCTCTTTTTTAACTTGCCCTAAAGCGTCATCTAGGCGTTTCTCGAATAGAGTGCCAGACATTTTCGCCCGATTTTCAGTTCCCTTCAAATTGGACTTCGTTTTTTCGATCTCGGCTTTCATTTTGGCGTGATAAATTTCACGCTCTCTTGTCTGCAAGTCTCCTTGCATACTTTTTATAGTCTCAGTTGCTTGCTCCAATTGGCCTTTCAACTGTTCTATTAAATCTGTTCTTTGTAATACGCCTTCCATATCGAAGACCTCTGTCTTCTTTAATACTTCTTGCTTATCAATAATACCCTTTTCATACGCATCCATATACATTTCAAGTTGAGCCATCCTATTCGTCGGCATCGTTGACCCTGTAACTACAACTACATCGTACTTTCCAACTGTTATGTCATTTAAAACTTTAATCTCGCCTGAATGGTCATCGTACATCCGTTTATTAACGACATACTCGCTCATACTGTTATTAGGCTGAATTAACCTAACAATCTTCTGAGTAGTGTATAATTGCTGCATCATAGGAATAACTATCTGTCCCAACCTGTTTAATCCAGCCTCTATATCGGCAAGTTTACTCTTCATCTTTCGCTGACCAAACTCATCTAGACTTACAGTGGCCTTATATGTATGAGGAGCAACAGCTGAATTACCCATTGTCATCTCATATAAACCCAATTGATGATCAATGTCATTCTTAGCAGTAGTCTCATTGTTATATAGTTCGTTCGGTAGGGGAGTTGGCTGAACTGGTGTTGGCTGCCCTTGATCAAAATCAACCTCGATGGCTACTCCAGGCTGGGCCCATTTCTGCTCGAACTCCCTCATATCTACCGAACCTGATGGTATTAAAATTTTTGTATTAGTACTAGTGGTGGCATGGGCAATAATTAAACTTCTCGTTTTATTGATGTATTCCTGCATACCCTTAACCATACGAACATCTGACATTGGATAGGGGGTACGGGTATGTTGGTTCATAAAGAACACAATAGGATACTTATCAATTGGGAGGATACGAGAATATAAATGTTTATCGCCCATGATCACACATTGCTTAATTCTTTTTGTTGGGACTTTAACGACTTCAATAGCTCCCGATTGGACAAGATCAGCAAATGTTATCTCCTGGACATCAGGCTCTTCTGGTAGCTCTAGGTTACCCTGATCCCTACCTTGCTCTAATTGCTGTTGATATATTTGCTGCAGTTGTTGAATAGCAGCCCGAGCTTCTTCTGGCTCTACAACAGTCTGCCCCTGAATAATCCAGGCAGGTTGTCGTAAATATTCCTCAAAATCATCATTATCCAATAAATCTTCATCGCCAGTCATGCTCTCATAGACCCTATAATAATCTATCATTAAAGAATAATATCTTTCATATCCCCTAATATACTCATCGCTATCACCAAAATTAGCTATCGTCTGAACCTCTGGAGACTCAGGCCAAGTCGTCTCACCATCATCTTCTCTTCCAGTGGAGGGCCTGTCTGTCATAAAATTTTCTGTAGAGGCGTTACCAATAGCCCTCTTGTACATTGGGTATAATGCTTTAGCTTGATCTTTTGTATATAGCCTCGATATAATTACATTTTCTGCATCATCACCATGAGGACTTCTAGAATTAGGGTCTATATAAACATCTAGCGGATCAATATCATGTATACAAACTTCACCCTTCCCCATATCCATCATTGGGTCTATATACACTAACGCACAGCCAAGTCCAGTAACATAGTAATCATCCACGACTCTTCTTAAAACAGTATTCCCCTCTGATATCTGCCATATATACTCTAATAACCCATTAACAGCCTGTGCTACTTTGTTATCACTGTCTTCTCTGGGAGATACTCTGAATTGAGGTTTATTTGCAGTTATAAGAGCTTTTGCCGCTTCAACCGCTGGGTGTATACGATTAACAACAAGAGCTGCTTGTCCTCGTTCTTCTAAAATTCGCTTCTGATCTGACGTCCATTGCTTACCTAATCTGAATTCACGATCTTCTTGAGCATGGTGTGCCCATCGTTCACGCTTTTGAGAATAGGTTTTCCAGAGACTTTGCGTCTCTTCAACGAGTTTTTTGCCCGATTTCCGTGATTTGGAGTTATAAGCCATCATTTAATATTACAACCTACATGGTTAACCAGTCAAGTATTTTATTGCTTTTTATTTCAGCCCCCTTCTTTGGGTCAAATTCATCCCTTTTTATCCTACAAGGCCTCGAACCTTCTAATGCAGTCCATATCGCATCCATCACATCATCATTCTTTCCTCTGGGGTAAGATAAGAACTCTTGCTGTGCAGAGAGGTCTTGGGGTCTAAAGAAAAACTGACCTTTAGCAAACAGGGGCACTAATGATAATAATCTCTCACTTTTTCGGTTCCTCGGTTTCACCCCTTTCTCTAATCCAGGGATGTATAAATTCTTTTCGAGCATTATAGCCCTGGTAGCACTTCTTAATGCCTCCTGATACGCAACAGTCTCTATCTTCATTCTCTTTGGATGGAATCTTTCATAAATATCAATAATCTTTTGAGGTTGCCTCGCAGGATCGAGCCTTTCCCTAAAAATGTCGACAATGTACTTATTATTATCAGCATCAATAGCAATGGTAGCAATAACAAAAAAGTCAGCACGGGCACTAAGACTAGATGCAGGATCAACTCCAGTGTATAATTCGACTGGGATAATTTTCTTTTCATCACCCACCTCCCTTACTAAACAAGATTGGCTATTTATTCTTTCATGGTCATAATGATGCAGTTTTATATAATCTGGTTTAAATGGGGCATCATCTGGAGACTGTGCAATATTCATGTATTCCTGGTAGAATCCATTTATATTGCCAACACTCTCAAACTCACTCTTTATCTGAAGGATTCTATCCTTAGGGAACCTTTCGGGCCAGATACTATTCTCATCATCATCCCAGATACTGTACCAGAGCGTCTCCCAAGTTGGACTATCCTTCGCCCAATATAAGAAACAATCCTCAGAAATCACAGTACCAATCATTATTATTCTACCATCATCAGAAAGTGAAGGTATAACAGCCTCCGTCATCCATTTCCTATTCTTAGTTCTACCCTCAGGCGTAAAAGCATTCAACTCAGACTCGAAATCATCAACAATAATTACATTGGGCCTCGTGTCCCCCTCAATAAACCCACGAACCCTCTGCCCAGTACCAACAGCAACTATACGAGTACCATTCTTGAGTATAATATCTGCACCAGTCCATCGCTTAGATGTAGCTGAACTAAAATCTCCAAATATATGCTTGAAATTATCACTATGTTCTAGATGATACTTTATTCTAGATAAGAAGTTTACTGACTGAGCTTGAGACTCGGATACAACAACAATAAACAAATCCTCTGTAGGCTTCTTGTATGCTATTTTATATAAAGGAAAGATCAAAGAACACACGGTACTCTTGGCAGTCCCCCTAGGGGCTGCAATAAGTACACGCTTCGTCTCATCATTCTTTAAATTTTTATATATATCTCTATGAAAAGACGGAGTATCCTTAGCTAAGGCAGTTGGGAAACAATACTTCCCAAACCAACCCATATCACGCTGGAATTCTTTCTTCTCTTTGTCAAGAGTATACGAAACCTCGTAATCAATATTTCGGTTTTTTAGTCCTTTTTGGACTATTGCTTCCATTACGCTTCCTCTTTATCACTTTCTTCTTTTTTTTCTGCTGCCTGTTCCAACCCATGCTTCTCCTCCGTTTGTGTTGCTTTAAAAAGTTTCTTCTTCTCTTTGATATCAGCAAGAGTGTGTTCTACGGTAGAAGCTTCTATCTGGTGGGTAGTAATAACCTTACCCTTACTCTTCATATCGTTCATATCCATTAACTTATCCAATATGGATACTGCTATCTTGGAATCACCATCCTTACCCATCTTATCCCCATCCCAGTCCATAGCTCTATCTAATACGGCTGCTAGGGCTCTAGCTGTATCCATCTTACCTATTGGAAATTGCTCAACTATCTTATCTAATTCATCGTTTACCATGCGTCTAAAGACCTCCATTCTCATTGTCTTATTTAGTGAATATCGTTTATTATCAGGCAAATGCCCGAATACTAACCTAATAGCAGCTTTCTTTGTCATACCAGGCTGTGCCATAAGATGTGCTAACTTCTTAAAGTTATCACTCTTCGACACAAACTTACCACGATTATTTTTACCACTCTCGGTATAGTTGTTAATTCTTCCTATTGATTTTATATCATCCTCACCAGAACGTACGAATGACGGCCCCCAAGGATACTTTACCTTGAGAGTCCCACCCTTCATTTGACTCCTCTTTAGGCATACGGATACCTCTTCATCTGACGATATCCCGTAATCTCCCTCTGAAACATCAAAAGGGTGTTTATACGACAAACCCAGCTCATCCGCCTCTTTACGTGAATAAACTGGGTATTCTTTTCCAGATACGATTTCGTATCTCACAAATAAAAGTTACTTACCTCTTTGACTATACGAACCACGTACAACCTCAGGGGCTTTCTTCTCAACTTTCTTTACAACTTTTTTTACAGCTTTCACTGCTTTTTTCTCTTTCGCCATTCCTGACTCCTTCCATACAAGCATTATTATGCTTCCATTGCTCGTCTAATCCAACCAACAATAAAGTCAGCTAGCTTAGGTTTTCTTGTTATCAGATCAGTGTAGAATAGAATCCTAAACACTTTTAGTCTTGAATCATCAATCCTTTTTGATTCTCTTAGAGTATTCCTTCCTATAAGACCATCTACGACTAACTTGCACCCCTTCGAGTTACAAGCTTTCTGTAAAATCTTTACAGCTCTTCGCTGTCCCATATTAACTACCATGTCAAAATATGTCTCTTGTAAACTACCTGGAAGAGAGGAAGCCTTTGATGGCGTCCAATACTCCTTCTCATATATCTCAGTAGCCCGTTCTTTCGTAAGGTTCTTTATATCTTCCTTAGGATGACTTCTCTTAGCTATGCCATACTTAGTTTCCCCGCCAGGATCACTCGGATGGTCTACATATCCGCCCTCTCTTTTAAGGATACCACCTATTAAATCTTTAAACTCCATCAAGTATTTCTCCCGTTTATTCTACCTTTGAGATACGCAAGATCATCAGTAACATCGTTCAGTTCTTTCACAATATCTTCCCTATGTCTTTGACTAA